TACCTACCTGTCGTGCTACGTGGTAAGGAAGACGACGGCGTGAAGGTGTGGATGTTCAGTCCATTCGTCTACAAGCGATTACTTGGATTTTGGTTGAACGAGGACTACGGCGACGTGACGAGCCCAACAGAAGGGTACGATCTCACGATCAAGATGTCGCCTGCAGCAAATGGCAAGATGTTCAATGGAAAGCCGGTGCTCGACACTGAGATTGATCCTCGACCAAAGTCAACGCCGCTACACGCTGACAGCGCAGTGTCTGAGAAGTTGTTGAACGCAGTTCCATGCTTCTTGACATACATCAAGAAGCAGCTCAAGTCGGCACAGGAGCTCGAGGGAATGCTCAACACCTGGCTGAACGGCGACGACGAGGAGAAGTCTGATGGCACCGAAAAGGGTTCGAGCACGAGCTCAGCTGACCTCGATAAGTTGGTTGACGAGGTTGCTGAAGCGAAGCCCGCAAAGAAGGAAGAGAAACCCGCGGCAAAGCCCGCAGGTGACGCAAAGCAGAAGCTCGATGCTGCCTTTGATGAACTGATGGAAGACGGCGACAACGAGTAGAAATTAGTCGCAAGTTGATGATCGTGCCTTTAGAGTGACTTCTCGAGGCACGATGCGTTTAAACGGTGGTTACATTTTGTTGTGACGTGGTTGATGTGATGGCATAGAATTAAAATGCACGAAGAGGAACTATGGCTAAAAAAGATAAGACAGTTGCACCGGTCGTTCAGGAAAATGCTGAAGTTGCTGATTTTTCAGCGCAATTGATAAAGGACATTAATAAGGAGATGGGCATTCAATGTGCCTATAATTTAGAGGAACAACTTGCACCCACGACGGTGAAGCGTTGGATTGGGTCGGGAAGTGTGCAGCTTGATTATATTATACGAAATGCAGTGGGTGGTGGTTATCCTGAGGGAAGAATTATTGAAATTAGTGGTTTACCTTCAACAGGGAAATCGCATTTTGCTGCAGTGACTGCGGCAATCGTTCAAAAGATGGGTGGTCTCGTTGTTTACATTGACACTGAAAATGCAATAATGTTAGATAAGTTACACATTATGGGCATTGACGTCAAGAAGCGCTTTGTGTACGTTCAGACACAGTGCACTGAAGATGTGTTTAAAATCATTGAGAGCACCATCACGAAGGCAAAAAGCTTAGCAAAAGACATTCCAATTCTCATTGTTTGGGATTCGATTGCTGCGACTTCACCAAAAGCAGAACTCGATGGAGACTATGACGCACAGACGATGGGGTTACAAGCAAGGGTGTTGTCGAAAGGAATGAGAAAGATTACGGGCTTCGTAGGCGCTAATAACGTAACGTTCTTGATGTTAAATCAATTGAGAGATAAGATTGGCGGGTTTATTGGACACGGTGACCCATATGTGACACCTGGTGGGAAGGCTACACCCTATGCGGCGAGTGTTCGTTTGCGCATTGCAGGTGGGCAGAAAATAAAGGATGCGAAAGGAAACGTAATTGGAATTACAGTAAATGTTGAAACAAAGAAAAATAAAGTAGCTCCTCCATATCGAAAATGTGAATTTGATATCATTTATGGAAAAGGAATTTTTGAAGGAAAATATATTTTTGACGTTGTCAGAATTTATTGTGATGACAATAAAATTGTTCGAGATGGTAAAGAGTTGAAAATATCAGGTTCTGGCGGGTGGAAAACGCTTTTGGTGTCAAATGCAACAACTGGAGAAGTAATTCACGAAAAAAGTTTTCACAAAGAAGATTTTGATGAATTGATGAAAGATGAAACTTTAGGCAAATATGTAATGCAAATAATTGATGCTGCTTACGTTCTTGACGTCGGACAATTAGATGTGACTGAAGGTGATAGTGACGTCACCGTTGCTGAAGGCGAAGACGTAGTCTAACGTTATCAACCTACTTATTACATGAAGGCGGCGCTGATACACACTCGGCGCCGTCTTGTAACATGTCAATCACAAAATCCAATGATTTTAGGATGATTCGGTGAGTGTTTATATACGACTTCACCTTGAGCGATAAAGAAATAATAATCAACGTAAGTGCCATAACCTTTTAACACAACATCTTTGTTTATCGCAGAACTACCGAAAATGTTCACGTTATCACAAACTCGCGCACTTAAGTGCACCCACGACGTTGGGCTCACGTCAGCAGTGTCGTCTACGAGTCCACCAAGTGAGCCGTCAGGATTTACGTGTCGATGAGCGGTTACAAAATCAAATTGAGACATAATTTTACACGCAGTTATACAACGAGCAATTGTTCGACATCCAATGATTTGTTGAACCAATCCACGTCGTGCTGTTTTCGACAATGTTATCGTCACATACTATTGAATTAGGCGATACTTTTGAAGTTCCCAACACTTTTGCAACGTCGAACACCTGCGCACTCTCGTGAACGTAACAAGTCGGATCAACGTATGCGGTGTCAGCAACCCAACCACCAAGCAACCCATCGGGATTAACGTGACGACGGGCAGGGACTTCGCCGGAGCCAAAATCATGTGTCATCACAACAGTCTTTTTATCTCCGCAAAACGACGCGTCACGACAATGTGCCCAACGTCGCCCACTTCAAAGACGTCTGAGTCGGGGTGAATTTGTGAAGAGTGAATGTCTATGTCGCGATTTAGTTCATCAATGTGCACACGAACCACCACACAATCATCGTTAAGTACCTCTGACATGCCCAAGTCAACGCCAAGTTCAATTCTCGCCATGAAACGTATTATAACATCACTTGATATCTTTTATAAATTCCGGATAGTACTTCTTGTGCAAAGTAATCAACTCTTTCTTCAAAGAAGCGTACGCTTGCTTATTGAGCTTGTCAAAGAACTTCATGTCTCCCGTCGTCGTGAACGCGTTGATTTCGTCGACGATTGAGCTTGTTGCGTATCCCATTTTGAATAAGATGTCAGACATGTCGTCAATGAGCTTTGTGCGATTTTTATTACGTGTGTGAATGGTGCCAAAAACACGATTTTTATACTCGGAATTCAAATAATATAGCGCGTGAGTCATCTCGTGTTTTTCAGTTGAAGTACCAGGCGCTGCACCGATCAAATACGCCTTGTCGCACTCAGTCATGATCAGCTTATAAATTCCGTACATTATGTCGTCATAGTGATTTGGATCAGGAATTCCCAAGTCGTGCACTTTGCCAATGACTTCTAATGGGTGATTAAACCCACTCCAGTCAGATGCGTAATAAAACGCGTGTGGATTTGATCCTTCTTTTTTGTTCGTTAACGTGTACCACCTGATGTATTCAGCCCACGTAAATGTTTTTCCATAAAAGTGCGGATTGGTACTCTCGTAGAACTCTTGATAACGCATGAACGCGTAGCATAAGTCAATGTGTTGTGTAAAAGAAAGCATGTACACGCCTTCACGCATCTTTTTTAGTTGAAACATAATACCTATATTATTATTTTAGAGTGAGTGTGTATATGTTCACCGAAAAACTACTTCGTACACTTATTGTTGAATTGTTGTCTACAACAAATTTTGCAAAAAAAGATGCAACAACGTTATTTTTTACGTATGATAATGGCAAACTTGTGCTATCAGATAATAATGATGAAAGCATTGGAAAAATAGATACTACACTACGTGTTGTTGAATTTCTCAAAAGTAACATATCTGTTATAAATGATCCTACAAATTTTAAAAAAATGTTGCGTGATTTGATTAGATCGGGAAATATAGAACAAAACTGGACAATAAAAGGACTTGATAAAGTATTTGGTAAAACTGTACAAAGCTGTTTGCTTACGTTAAATTCGTTGATTAGCACATCAACGTTAAACACGAATGACATAACATACGCATATCATGGCACGTCTGCAATGAGAGCAAAAATAATTTTGCGGGAAGGGTTAATTCCAGGAAAATTTGATTTTGTGTATGATAATCTAATACCAAACTATAGTGACAAAATGGTGTATCTTACGCCTGATCCAACAACTGCTGAATTTTATGCAAAACGTCAAAAAAGCTATGATAACGACGTAGGATTTGTAATATTAAAAGTGGAAATTCCAGATAAAAATAAATTATTTGCCAGTGAAACCGGTCTCATTCACGTTGTTAAACAAGCGAGCGACATCGAAAACGCAACGCCAAACAGTTCATTAAAAAGAGCTTCTGAAGTAGCATATAAAGGAAGAATTCCTGCGTCATTTATTAAAATCTACAAGTCAATACCAAATTGGAAAAAAATAGTTGAACTTGACAAAGCTAAACGCGGTGATAGACGAACTGATTTTATACTCATGATACGTACAGGAGAAATTTCAAACCATTGGACTGGCAGTTCTATGAACGATTTGTATGACAACGGCATACGTGGATCTGGATATTGTATTAATATTGAAGGTACAATATTAGGTCGTCAGATAAAGCGGATTAAAGTTCATGGACTTTTTGATGATACAAATGTTGATGATATTTGTAGCAAAGTTGAAAATAAACTTATTACAAATTCTTTTTTTAAAAAAGAACAAATACAAAATATTATTGACATTATTTGTGCAAAAATAAGAGACGTCGATTTTACAAAACAAACAAATATTTCACACACATTTAGTGATGGTAAAATATTTGTATCTAAAAAAGATTATTTGTAGTTGTGTATAACGTTTGCGCGTGTGATATCATGAGCACATGTCAGAAAAACAATTCAAGACTTTAAAATACTTGGGTTACGCAATATTTTTTGCGGTGATGAACGTTGCTGCGCGCCTCACAAAAGACGATTTTGGACACATTGTTGCAAATACACTGTGTTGCACCGCAATGATTTGTGTAGTATTTCACGATTGGAAAAATTGATGCAAAATTTTAATCACTCAGCAATCGCGTCTTTCATTGGCGCGCGTCTTCAACATCCAAACCCACCTTGTAACGGTTTAGGACGTGTCTCGTCGATAAAAGTTAGCCAATACAAAACAAAATTTAATGACGTGCGAATTTACTGCAATCTCGTAGACGATGATTTGATGATGGACGAGTGGAGGTCGCGTCCGAATTACACGTACAGCTTACCTACACAAGAGTTCATCAATCGTTGTTGGGAACGCGATGCTGAACACTACAGGCGATGTTACGTTGAAATGGTTGAACTTTTGGGTGGTTACGCTGCATTTGTTCACAGCGCTGATTACTATGTGTTGCTGTGTGCGAGTGAAGAAGAGCTTGATGACGTCGTCAAAGGATGCGCAGAAAACAAGTATCACTGTGGCGTGAACCACGGGCCAAGCATCAGCGTGAGACAATTTGCGTCGTACGATGAGCTCAAAGAATGCGTGAAAAAAGTGATGAAGCGAGTCTCGGGACCAGTTTACAATGTTGAACGATGATTTAATGTATAATTGTTGAGAAATTAACCTTCTCACAAAGGAGAAATGAAAATGGATAGTTTATTTGCAGATTTATTTGGTAACGTTGAATTCGGCTGTTACAATCCACTCGATTCCGCGTGGCGTTCAGTAACAACGTATGATAACATAAAAGATAAAAATAATGTGAAAAAACAAATAAAAGATGAAAAATTTGTTATGTCAATCGATCTTCCTGGCGTAAAACGCGCAGACGTTAACGTGACGATAGACAGACAACGTCTTTTCATTAACGCCACTCGTGATGGAAAAATAAAGAATTATTGGTATGACGTTAACGATGCTTACGATCTTAATACGATCGACTGTGCACTTGCTGACGGTGTGTTGACGATCACCATTGCGAAGAAAGCGAAACCCCCAGAAGACCTGCCTCGAAAAGTGACTGTGCGATAGTTTGCGTGATTTCATGATTTGAATGGGCTGCTTTTGCGGCCCATTCTTTTTGAGAATGTGATATATTGAGATCATGGAAAACATGAATGACTGGATTTTCAGTGAGAATGGTGAAGTTAGACGCTCAGACGCACGTAGTGAAATCAAAGAATACTTGTCAAGTGTTGTTCATTCTCGCGTGTCAAAAGAATATCTTGAAAGTGAAAATGCCTATATCGCAGTTGCTGGCGTTCTAAATATTGATCGTCTTTCACAAACTGCACAAGTTGAATTTGAACTAAATGATTATCCTGTAACAATTAGTTTGAACGATCTTGTCGTCGTTCATTTTGAAGGTGAAGAACTATGAAAGCAGCTTGGTTAACTGACATACATTTAGACTGTTTGGGAAACGTTGGCACGACACCTCAACGTCGACAGATGCTCAAGAAAATGTTTTTTGAGAGCGTCGCTGACGACAATCCTGACGTAATTTTCATCACCGGCGACGTGTCAACGGGAACAGAAATTGTGAACGACTTGACATTGCTCGAGAGTGTCGTGAGAAGGCCCATATATTTTGTGGCAGGAAACCATGACTTTTATGGGTCAAGTTTTGACGATGTCACGACAAAGCTCACAGTGGCATCACAGACGTCTGATAACATAAAATACTTGTATGGGTGTCACACTCCACGAAAGTTGACAGACACGACGTGTGTCATCGGTGCAGACGGGTGGTACGACATGTTGCATGGCGATTGGCGAACGAGTGACTACGTGCTCAACGATTGGTTTAGAATTAGTGAATTTTACATGTCAAACGTTGAGCCTGGCGAAAGACATCTTGGCGTTGATATCAAACACATAATCAACGTCAGTCGCAAACACGCTCGAGAGTGTGCACAGCACATTTTAGGAAACATTCAAAAGGCTGTCGCAAAAGGTTACTCAAACGTAATTATATTGACACATGTGCCACCGTTTGCAAGTCTCCATTTGTTCGAAGGGCGCCACGCGACGAAAGATGCGTTACCTTATTACACATCCAAAATCATGGGTGACATGTTGATTGATGTTGCAGAAAAGTATCCGAATGTTAAATTGACATGCTTGTCAGGCCACACACATTGTGCAGCACGAGAAGTAATTCGTGATAATTTGACTTGCATCGTGGGTGGTGCTGAATATGGACGACCTAGGCATCAAATTATTGAATTATGGTAACGTGTATTCGTTGATTGTGCCCGCAATGTTTGATTGATAATGAATATCAACTGACAATAACGCAACATTCGCTGTGGCAGTCCCACCAGATTTTGCACTGTTGTACGTGTCAGGCGCTGCAGAACCGCTACGCATTATTCGAAGAAACGCAATTGCTGAAATGTTGTTTGACGAAACAGGTGGAGATATTTGAGCAAATTCGTTCTTTTGTTGTATGTTCAACATGCTTGCGCTAACAGGTAGTGACAAGCTTCCAGTTGTCCATGATGTCGGAAACGCCGTACCTATTGGCATCCACCCCCACTGATATCCAAAGTTCACTGACTGCGTGACATTTAAGGCAGGCGCAGCACATGGCATCCAATGGATGTGAGGATGCACTTTTGTGTTGACGTTCCAAGAGTGTGGAAATTGAAATTTATATGTTAAATTATCAGACTGTGCGCTTCTGAAGAACAATAAGTTAACTGAATTTGTGTAAGGTTCATTCGTCAATGCACCTGCACCTGAAGCCTGGTCTGCGACGCCGATCAGATCAGTCCACGTGCCGCCGCTTCCAGAACTATAAAGATATGACACAGACGCTGTGACTGCTTGTGAAATTATGCTCCCGCTCGATTGTTTGATTGTTGCGTCGATTGACGATGATACAGAATTCAAGTTACTTTCAACAGTTGTTAGTCTGACGGCTAATGAACTTGATACTTGTTTTATCGTAAGATCAACAGAACCTGACAGAGTTACAACGCGTTGATTTATCGTCGTATCGATTGACGAGCTCACCTGTTTAATTGTTGTGTCAACTGAACTTGATAACGTGTTAACGCGTTGAGTGATTGTTGTGTCTATCGATGAACTTACTTGTTTTATCGTAAGATCAATGCTCGATGACATGTTCGTTAAACTGTTTTCGTTAGTTGTCGCACGTGTTGCAAATGAACTCGACGTTGCAAACGAATTTGTTTCGTCAGTTGTTAATCTTACTGTGATTGATGAACTTACTTGTTTGATCGTCGTGTCGATTGAACTTGATAACACTGATCCTGAAGTACACACAACAACGTTGTCATTGATTGAAAGCCTTGCAAACGCACCATCGTCAAATAAATTAATTCCGCTACCGGAGACTGAAAATGTGTGTCCGTTTGGAACGGATCCAGTGGGTGCAAGTAAAAGATAGTAAGCAAACTGGTCTGCGAACGTGAACGTCTTTTGGCTGCTTGAAACAGCGTTAACAATTAGTCTCCCGCCGGGTCCCTCGTCCAACACTGTTACGCCGCTTCCAGGCGAAAACATGCGATTGTTTGGCGTCGCAAGCGACAATCCCAACGTCAAGTACGATGGTGCTTCGAGATCGCTTATCGTGTCAGACGTGATTGTACTCGCTGACAACACGTTTGTTACAATACCTTGGCTTGCAGTCATTGGCGTGCTGATTTCAAGGTCAAATCCATCGCTGTACGAGACGACGCCATGTGAGTGATCGATTGTGGTGCGCATAGAGCTAACAAATAAATATTTGATACATGCATATCACAAATGTTTAAAATTCGTTACATGAATATTGTTTATCATAGCGACGCATTACCCGTGTTGAAAAACATTGATAACGAGAGCGTGACACTGTGCGTGATTGATCCGCCTTTTGCGACTGGACACACGCAACAGCTACAATCGGTGAAATCAATAAGATCGTCTGAAGGTAACAAGGGTTTTGGAGGAAACACGTACACAAACAAAATCGTGTCTAAAGCGTCTTATGAAGATAAGTTTGATGACTACGTGAAAGATTTTCTTGAGCCGCACTTGATAGAAGTTAAGCGAATTCTCACAAATAACGGAACGTTGTGTTTACACTTAGACTGGCGAGCTGAACACGAAGCGAGAGTGTACTTAGATACGTTATTTGGAAAAGATTGTTTTGTGAACAGCTTGATCTGGAGTTTTAACTTCGGCGGGAGAGGAAAGCGATGTTTCCCACGAAAACATAACACAATCTTAGTGTATTCAAAAATACCTGATGGTCACATTTTCAACTATGCGGACGTTGATCGTATCCCGTATAAAGCTCCCTCGTTGCAAAAGTCTAAAGAGCGCGCTGCGGCTGGACAAATTCCGACGGACGTTTGGGAACTTGGAATAGTGGGAACAAACGCTCGTGAACGCGTGAATTATGTCTCACAAAAACCCGAAAAATTGGTGAAACGACTGATTACTGCGTTTTCAAACAAGGGCGACACCGTGCTTGACTTTTGTGCCGGGTCAGGAACGACGGGTGCAAGTGTGGTTGCGCTTGATCGTAAGTTCATTCTCGTCGACAGGAATATAGAAGCAATTGAGACGATGAAGAAGAGATTTAGTGCTTTCGATGTGACGTATGCGTGATACGACATTGTATAAATTGATTACTTTAAAAACACAAAATGTCAGACAGTAAACAGATGACGTCATCAGTAACGTTTAACCAATTTGGTAAAGCGTTTCAAGAACGCGTGTTAACTTCTATGATCGTTGACAAACACTTTGCCGAGAACATTCTCGAAGTGTTTAACACGAATTATTTCGACCTGAAATATTTACAGTTTCTCGCGGACAAGTACCTGGGATACGCTAAAAAATATAAGACTTTCCCGTCATTGCAAATACTTCTCACAATAGTGCGTGATGAACTCAAGACGGGCACCGATGCAGCTTTGCGTGAACAAGTCGTTGAGTACATAAAAAGAGTTCACGCAAACACTGACGCATGTGACTTGCCGTTTGTTAAAGAAAAGGCGCTTGAGTTTTGTAGACGACAAGCATTGAGAAGTGCTTTTGAAAAGGCGCTCGATAACATTGAACAGGAAAAGTACGACGACATCGTAAAGGACATAAGAGAGGCGATAGGCGTGGGTCAGACGCCGTCATTAGGGTTAGAACTTCTTGAAGATTTTGATGCGCGATTTACAAACGTAGCAAGAGATCCAATTCCAACAGGCATTGATGCATTAGATAAAAAATTCAATGGTGGATTAGGAAAAGGCGAACTTTCGTGTATTATCAGCCCATCCGGCTGTGGGAAAAGTCATTTTTTGGTGCAAATGGCGGCAAATTGTTTGCGTCAAAAGAAAAATGTTGTTTATTACACGTTCGAACTCTATGAACCTCAAGTGTCTTGTCGCATAGACACGAACATGTGTGACATAGATTATAATGATCTTTCACCTATGCAAAGTACAGAAGAAGCAAAAAGACATGCATTGGAAATGCAAGCAAACGTAAAAAAATTATACAATGAAATGAATGTTGGTAGGGCTGTAGTAAAGTTTTTTCCAGGGAAATCTGCAACTGTTTCTGCTTTGCGAAACCACCTTGAACGACTTGAGTTAAAAAAGAATTTTGTACCCGACGTTATCGTAATTGATTACGCTGATTTAATGAAGCCTGCACAAAAGTATAATGAAAAACGTGACGAACTACAATCGTTATATCGAGAACTTAGAGAATTTGCATATGAACGCAGTGTGGCAATGCATACAGCGTGTCAAAGTAATCGAGGTGGTGCAAGTAAAAATGTAGTCGACAGTGATGACATTGCAGACGCGTATAGTAAGGTTGCAGAATGTGATGCAATCATGACATTGTCAAGAAAGTCGATTGAAAAGGCATCAGGCACCGCGAGACTATTTTTGACAAAGAGTAGAATTGGAACTGATGGATGGCTTTGGAACATGCACTTGAATACAGCGCGGTCACAGTTCAAAATAATAGGCGAAGCTCAAACGCTCGAGGAAACGACTAACGCTGACGAGTCTGACACAAAGAGGCTTATGAAAGAGAAGTGGAATTCACTAAATTCTGAGCTCAAGAACTAACGACTGACTTGTATTTTTTGTATACAGAAGCTGGTGTCGCAGACTAATTACAGAAGCTTGGCTTACAGATTCCCAAGAGAGAAACATGATATACACCTACGACGAAGCGTTTAAGGCAAGTTTTGAGTATTTTGGTGATGACGCGCTCGCAGCAGACGTGTTTGTGAACAAATATGCATTGAGAGACGTAGACGGAAATTTAGTCGAGAAGACACCTGTCGACATGCATCACAGGTTGGCGAAAGAGTTCGCTCGCATTGAGCAAAAGTACGCCAATCCGATGAGTGAAGACGAGATATTTGAGCTCCTGTCGTCGTGGAAAGTCGTGCCACAAGGTAGCCCAATGGCAGCGATAGGTGACGAACACAGGCTTCAGTCGTTGTCAAACTGCTTCGTCGTTGACTTGCACGATAGCTACGGTGGGATTTTAAAGACTGATCAAGAGCTCGTTCAGATAATGAAGCGTCGCGGTGGCGTCGGCATTGATTTGTCGGCGCTTCGGCCACGGGGGACAAAGACAAAGAATGCAGCACGAACGACTGACGGCATCAAGGTGTTCATGGAGCGCTTCAGCAACACGACGAGGGAAGTTGCGCAAGGCGGCAGGCGTGGCGCTTTGATGCAGCTGATATCGTGCCACGCGTTAGAGGTTGATACTTTCATCGACGCAAAGCGTGACAAGACTAAAATTACGGGTGCAAACGTGTCAGTGAAGTACACTGATGAGTTCATGAACGCGCTTGAAAATAATGAAGAATATGAGCAACGATTTCCTGTCGACAAGGATGTTGAGCAAGTAATCTCACGCAAAGTGAAGGCTTCTGAAGTTTGGAACAAGACGGTGTCTGCGGCTCATGCATGTGCTGAACCGGGTGTAATGTTTTGGGACACGATAATAAAGAATTCACCAGCGGATTGTTACTCGAATGATGGGTTTAAAACAATTGCATCAAATCCTTGCTCTGAACTCCCGTTGTGTGCGTACGACGCTTGCCGTCTGGTTGTCGTAAATTTGAGTAAGTTTATCAAAAATAAGTTTACGCCTGAAGCGACGTTTGATTATGACGATTTGAAATGTGTTACGATAAAAACGCAACGTTTGCTTGATGATTTGGTTGATCTTGAAATTGAAGCAATCGACAAAATCATTGAAAAAGTCAAAAGTGATCCCGAACCTGACGATGTAAAGAAAATTGAACTTGACTTGTGGAACACGATAAAATCAAAGACGTCTCGTGGTAGACGCACAGGATTGGGAATAACGGCGCTAGGCGACGCGATTGCGTACATGGGAATGAAGTATGATAGCGATGAAAGCATAGAATTTGTAAAAACAGTTCAACGAACGATCGCTATTTCTGCTTATACGTCGTCAACGATAATGGCTTCAGAAAGAGGATCATTTTCAGTTTATGATGCAAATAAAGAAATTAATCACCCATTTCTTGAACGATTGTTTAGTGATGATGATAATTTGAAAAATCTACATTCATTACATGGCAGACGCAACATTGCTATTTTAACAATTTCTCCCGCAGGATCTGTTTCAGTTCTCACACAGACGACTTCTGGTTGTGAACCTGTCGTGTTCTTGGTTTCAAAGCGTCGTCGTAAAGTGCCACGGGATGCAGAAAAGATCGACTTCATTGACAAGTCAGGTGACTGTTGGCAGGAGTACGAAGTCGTTCACAAGGGCGTGAAAGATTGGATGTCTATTACGGGAAGTGCAGACATCAAGCAATCGCCGTATTTTGGAGCAACGTGTGAAGAAATTGATTGGAAAAAATCAATTGAGCTGCAAGCAAATTTACAGTTGTACATCGACCACGCCGTAAGTAAGACGTTGAACCTCCATCGAGACACTCCCGTTGAAGTCGTTGACCAAATCCTAAGGACGGCATGGAAGATGGGTCTCAAGGGCATCACAGTGTATCGAGATGGCTGTCGCGACGGCGTGATAGTGAACGCAGACAAAAAGAAAGAGGAAAAGCTCACCGGTCGTCCAAAGGAACTTGAGTGTGAAATTCATCGGGCGAACGTGAAGGGTGAAGCCTACACTGTGCTCGTTGGGTTCCTCGACGGGAAACCGTACGAAATATTTGCAGGTTTGAGCGAGTGCGTTGCGATGCCAAAGAAGGTCAAGAAGGCAACGCTGATCAGAAATGGCAAGAACTCTGACGGCGTGACGACGTATAACCTGCGCATTCCGATCGGCAATGACGACAACATCTTGTTCAAAGACATCGTGAACATGTTCAATAATCCACTTCATGGAGTTCTCACACGTCTATTGTCGCTTAGCTTACGCAAAGGCGTTGACGTGTACGAAATCGTCGAACAGATTAAAAAAGACAAGAACAGCGACATGACGTCGTTTGCGTCTGTCTTGGCAAGGGTGCTGAAGCAGTACATCCCGAACGGAAAAGACGCAGGTACTTGTGAAAATTGTGGCGGGAAATTGGTGTACGTTGATGGCTGCGTTCATTGTGAAGGGTGTTTAAGTTCAAAATGCAGCTGAAGGTGTAATTTTCATCGAACGTGTGTTATCATAAACACATGGAAATACAATTGTTACGTGAAGAAATTTCTGAGCTCGAAGCGTTGATCAACAACTTTCCTGACGACATGAAAGGCGCATATGTTGATGCGTATGTTGCACGTCTTGAGATGCTACACGCAGAACTCGCGATCTTAGAAAACAAAGTGTAATTTTTATTGATGACAGGAGATATTTAAATTTAAATGAGACAAGTAATCGTCGGCATGCTCGCCCAAGACACCGTCGTTGAAGACGCCAAGAAGTTCATGGCGTCGTGGCCAGGAAGTGTGTGGGCGACGTGGGATGACTGGTACACTGAGACTTACGTGTTTGCGGTGTCCGAGAACCCAACGATAGTTCCAGACGACGCTTCGGTCGTCGTTGCTTGCGGTGAGATAGGCGCAGGGGCAAAGACGTGGCGAGAGTACTTAGACATGATTGAGGGTGATGAAGTGTTGTTGAGCGTCATGAGAAAGTACCCGTCGATCAAGGATTATTTAGAGAGCGAACAAGTGTTCGACGTTGACAAGATTGAACTTGATCAACCCAAGATTAGCTTTGATAAAGTCGCTGATGCGCCGGCATCACGTGTTAAACGAGGTGTATGATGTTTAGCTCGTGTGGTTGTCAGTGCACGTTTACACACGTTGTACATGAAAATAGCACTGCAACGATCGGTACGTGTCCTGTGTGTGGCTTAACACCAAAATACGTTGAAACAGTTCGTGATGAACACGTTGTTGAGCATTTAAATCGTGCACAACGTAGAGCTTTACAATTTGCTCGTAAACATGGAAAACAACGAAGATGAAACTCAATCGAAAACAACTTCAACGCATCATTGTCGAGGAACTTAACAAAAATCTCAACGAAGACGCGCTTCGTGGCATTCCAAACTTCATGTTTCAGGAAGCTGCGCGTAAGTTCGTTGACGAAGTGAGACAGTGCGTCAAGAAGTTTGTGCTGACCGACAAGAGCTTCACTGAGCAGGAACAACGCGACACGATTGCAGAGGCAAACGGGATGATGCAGGACTTAGAACAGTCAGTGAACGAGTTGCTTGACGCGAAGCTGTGGAAATTTTTGCAACACGTGTAAAAACGGGAGAATAATTAAAGTTATGAAACTCACGCTTGAACAACTTCGCAAAGAAATTCGAAACGCACTGAACGAGTATGGAGCACCAAGAGGGAAGTTGAGGAAGCCAGGAGCGAAGAGTGCAGGCAAGATGCAATTTAAACCTGGGTACGTCGAAGATCAAAATGCCGAACTAACGAGTTGGGCTGCTGAAAAAGAATTTCCGAAAAGTGTAGAAGCTTGGATTGAAATTGTCCCGGAAATATTCCCAGATTTTCCGTTTAAAGATGATTTTAGTATTAAAAAACATACATTATGGTTTCGTATAGGTTCAAAACTTCGCGTTGCTTTTGAGAATGATCCCACAAGAGAAGTTGCCGAATGGCAGTCTGAAATAGAAGATTGGAAAGAAATTTAATTCAATCTTACGTTTGTGTATTAAAATTTATTAATGACACAACGTGTGTGGACAATATATTGTATAACGAATACAATTAACTGTAAATTATATATCGGACAATCTGTAAAAGGTGCCGAGCGTAGATTTTATGAACACGTATATGATGCAAAAATGGGATATATGAAATGTCCACATTTATATTCGGCTATTCGCAAATATGGAAGTGAGCATTTTGCTTTTAAAACTTTATTTTTTGTAAATTCGCAGCAAAAAGCTGATGAACTTGAAATTGATTTAATTGCAAAGTATGAAACTTGCAAAAATGGATATAATGTTGCACTTGGCGGCGCAGGTGGTATGTTGGGACATAAACATTCTGAAAAATCACGAAAACGTATGAGCGAAAGGCAAATGGGATCAAGTAACTACTGGTATGGCGTGAAACAACCACAAGAAATGGTTGAAAAACGATCAAATAGCAATCGTGGTAAAAAACGATCAGGCCAAGCGTTACAAAATATTCGTGAAGCAAATTCTAACATTGAAAAACGCACAAAATCTAGTAATTCTCTTAAAGGTAAACCA